AAGGGCATAACTAAAAATACGCTTATAAACATTTGCCATACGCTTAGCGGTGGCAGGCGTGTCCCTTGCCACGTCCTCGCAGAGCTTCAATATCATTGAGCGGGTAATGTTTTTAATAGGGATATCTTTGCCCCATGCCTCAATGCCTGATTGCACGGCACGATTCCAGCCGGTTATGGTTTGGTGTGACATACCGTCAGATTCTTTGTCTATCCACTGCTGGGCAACATCGCTAAAGCCGTGCGTCAGCTCTTGCGCCTTGGCTTTATGATCGGCATCACGCTGCGCTATTGGGTCAATCATTTGGTCTAGCAGCACCATATTCTCAGTATGCTTAACCCGCGCTTGGGCTAGCGTCGTGTAAGGGTAGGTCCCTATGGTCATGTATGGGCGCTTATTCACATAGGGTGATTTGTAGCGGTGCCTGAATGTGGTGGTTGCACCTCTGCCGCTTCCTGAAGGTCTTATTCGTATCTCTAGCCCCTTAAATCCTGCGATTGGCAAAGACACGGTTTTGCCTTTTTTCACGGCCTCAGTAATGGCTTTGTCTATTTGGTTAGCAGTGGTTATTGGTTTTGGTTTTGCCATGATGGTAGCCCTTACCATTGGTAGCCGAATAAACAGCCGTTACTATTGTTGTTATGAGTAGCCGCCTTGGTATCTTTTATAACGATCTACTGCAAACATTGGCTTAAGGTCGAATATTCACTAATAATCAAGGTCTTCTAATTATTGATAACAAGCCTCATGATACCACTAGATACCACTAGATACCAGCAAACACTTACCTAATCAGTCAGTGCTTTAATCAGATAAATATATGTTTTATATAGTTTTAATTATTACTGGTTATTTTTTGGTAGCCAATATGGTAGCCATTTGCCTAAATTTTTGGCACTGGTAGCAATCTGGTAGCCGTGAATATCAGGCACAAAAAAGCCCACCAATTAGGCGGGCAAGTTTGAATGATCATGGGTATTAAGCGGCTTTGCTTTTCGACTTGGCAGTCTTAAAGCCTAACTTCTCCAAGTGGGGCAAGTATGCCGCTTGTTTGTCCTTGTCGGCTAAGTGTTCAGCTATTAGGGCGGCATAGTCGGCGGTACTGGCTCCAATGGGGGCGCTACTGCCCAATGCTGGTACGTTTGCAAGTTTGGCGCTAAAGGTCGCTATTTGGTCGGCTGTCATCTTGATAAATGTATCGGCTTCGGCTGGCTTGTCCGCTGCTATCGTCTTGGCGCTTGGTTTGGCTTTAAACTTAAAGGTAAAGGCGGTTACTTTGCGCCCTGTTTTGTGTTGGTCATAGTCGGCGGTTATGTCCGTAAAGTCGTTAATCTGTTTGATAGCATGGTCTAATACCTTGGCTTTAAAGTTACACATAGTTTTATATTGGTCAGGCTCAACGCCTAACTTATTGCGTAGTTCCTCTAACTGCATTTTTGGCACTTTGCCCACGCTACGCCATCGGATAAGCTGCTCATACAATCTAATTGCATACTCACTTTGCAAGCTACTTACTTGCCTTAACTCATATTCTGTATAGCACCCATCAAGGCGCGTTATTAGTGGAATAACATCACTAGCAAAAGTCAGCTCTACACAGCCAAGGTCATCAGCATAGCCTATCTTTTCTACCCATCGGCTTTTATAAGTTATTGGCTTGCCGCTTGCCTCGTCTATTTTCACATAACTAAAACCTGCCTCATACAGCCCATTTACCGCGCGTTTCATTGCTTCGTATGAGGTGTGTTTTTCTACACTGAATTGCTTTTCATAGCTTTTGGCATAGATGCGTAGCGACTTGCCCGCATTAATAAATACATTCTGTTCGCGTGCCTCAATAATGGCTAGAAATATAAGCCGCTGTTCTGCTACCCCTAAACTGTAGCTTGCGCCTATCAGGTCATTATCTTTGGTTACTAACTGCTTCTTGGTCATGGCTGGTACGCCTTTTTATCTTCTATCGTAGCGGTTTTTATATAGTCTATCGCGTCTTGTTTTGAGTTGGTTGTGTAGCGTAAGCCAGTGATAAAGTGCTTACATGTCGTAGGGTCATCATTGTTGATTGCTTGCCCTCTAATATGTCGCTCTACAATCTCATTGACAGCATCGGCATTAATAAAAACCCGCCATAACACGCCATACTTACCACCCTCAAAATCAAGCAAGTAATAAAAACGAGTACCGCCCTTAATAATCATCTTGGTAAAGCGTTTATAAACGTCATTATCAACGTATGGCTTAACGTCTTTTGCTAGGCTCATAACAACCCTTTGCTTAAGCTAAAATTAAGCATAACAATAGCAGTTCAATAATGTAATTACAATAACCCTACTAAAGTAGTTTAATGGTCGTAAAAGGTAGTTTAATGGGTCGTAAAAGGTAGTTTAATGGGTCGTAAAAGGTAGTTTAATGGGTCGTAAAAGGTAGTTTAATGGACGTTGAAAGCCTTACGCTGTAAGGGCTGTAGCGGGCGTAAAAGCCTTTAAAAGCATTAAAAACATTAAAAACATAAAACCTTTATTTTTTGTTTGTTTAATTAATCAATAATTTGGGTCGATAAACGTCCCTTAATGGGTCGATATCGGCTTCTCCTTGAAGTGGAATGACAAGCCGGTCACTGACTTACCTGTTTTGTGTTGGGTGTAGTCGGCTATGATATCGGTATGCTCATTGATCTGCTTAAGCGCCAGTTTTAGCACGCGCTTTTTCAAGTCGCTTAAGTCTTGATAGTGCCCATCTAAAACGCCCACCTTGCTTCTAAATTCTTGCAAGGTCATCGCAGGTACTTTGCCCACGCTGCGCCACTGGATCAGTAGTTCATATAATCTTATGGCGTATTCACTTTGCAAGCCGCTTACCTGCTTAAGCTCATATTCGGTGTAGCGTTCTTCAAGTCTTGTGATTAGCGGCACCACATCCTCCGCAAAAATCAACTCAACACAACCAAGCTCATCAGCATAAGCAATCTTTTGCACAAAACGGCTGCGGGCATTAAATAGCTTACCTGTTTCTTTGTCTGCATAGCTGTAGTTAAACTCTGCCTCATACAATCCATCAACGCCGCGCTTCATGGCCTCGTATGCCGTGTGCTTCTCTACATTAAATTGCTTGGCGTAACTTAAGGCGCTTATTCTCAGCAGCCCGCCCGCCTTGATAAGCGTATCTTGTTCGCGTGCCTCAATGATGGCTAGAAATATAAGCCGCTGTTCTGCCACTCCAAGGCTATAGCTTGCGCCTATCATACTGTTGTCTTTAACTACCATTTGTTGTTTTGCCACGTTTAAACGTCCTTAGTTTTGGCTATCGGTTATCGGATATTATCACACTAAGGACAATTAGTTACAACAATGTCCCTACAATGTCGTAAAACGTCCCTTTATCAACTCCACCAATAGAGTAATGGCAGCTCAAAACACTAAATTTTACTAACATGCTCAACATCAAAAGCAGTAATTCACGTTTCAACATTTCTCAACATGCTGGCAAGTTCAAACACTAACATTTGCTAACAAGCTAATGGCCTCTAATTTGACGTTTAAGGCTCATTACTACCAATTAGCTAACTTTGTACCATATCAATGCTAAAACATCATATTCGCTGAATTTACCCCCATAGCTAACGTGTTAAAGCCCATATCATTGGGTAACTGTTCTAGCCAGCCAGTAAAATAGCCTAGGCAAACCTCGTCACCATCCAATTATGGATAGTGATAGATGAGTTTAATTCTGAACAACATTGATCCAATGGTTACCAATTCAATTATGGCCATAATTGGTTTGCCTAGGCTATTTTGCCGTTTCTGCCCTGCCCAACTTTAGGCATGGGCAAGCATCTTCGCGCAACCACGTTTTCACCAACGGTGGTAGCGTCCCATAAATCGATACGTCCAAACTTGGGCTTATCTTTAGGGCGTGCATTTACGCACGGCCTAAGTGGTTTTTAACTTCCGTCACTGGTGGAAGTTGCTCATCCAAACCCCCAATGGGGGATGGACCTATCTATTCCGCACTTCAAATGCGGAACCCTGATAATAAAGGGCTATAGCAGCGTTACCGGTAATGCGGCATACATCTCCCATATTTAGGCAGTGGGTTTATAGCTGATCAGCATATTCTTTCTTGATGATGGTACTTAATACGGTTCTCATGTCGGTACCGCCGTTCTCTGCCAACTGCTCAAGCATGTAGTGGATATCACTATCCAAGTACATATCAAGCCTGACAGCCCGCTTACTCTTCTGCCGCTGTCTGTACTCCTTTTGCCGCTGAGCATTGCTCTTGGCAAGCGAGTAAGGCGATTTTTTGCGCTGTGATTCTTTCATATAGCGTTACCCTGTAACGTTAGTCAGTAGCGTTGAGTTACTCCGTTACCGTGTAACTTATCAGTTAATAGTTAGGCCTGTCACTTGTTACCGTGTAACGTGCCGGCATCACCAAGGGCAGCATTTCGAAATGTTTTGCGTTGTAAAAGCTATAATTATCCCCAAGCCCCCCTTGGGGGTAATTATTATTAAAACCCTTTTGTTTATAAAACTTTCGGTATTTTCGTAATTTAATTAGTGTCTAGTTTGGCGTCCTTATTGGTGTCCTTATTGGTGTCGGCTGTGTCCCCAGTGTTTTAGCGGTCTGTAGCTTTTTTTATGATATATCTTAACAACTCTTTTAACATCGTTTGCGAGTCGCTACCTTGATTTGAATATCAGGTTTTATCAGGTTTTGAATGTTGGGTTTTGCTGGGTTCTAACGTGTCCGAAAACAACCCAAGACAACCCAAGACAACCTAAGACAACTTAAGACAACCAAGTTTTATCAAATTATCTCAGCAAACAACCTAAGACAACTTAACACAACCTAAGACAACTTAAGGCTGCTATCCAAGCGGTTTAAGTCTGTTTGTTTGGCTGTTTTATTGGATTGCAGGATAGGCTCACGCCGACAAAGTTATATATTTTGAATGGCTCTTAGTCTGTTGTGGTTAGCTACTAAAAGTAATCTGTATGGTGATTTCCTCCATGCAGGCAGGCACCCTTTCCCATTGGCGTTTAAAACGCTGATGGGTAAACCATTTCCTCCATGCAGGCAGGTACCCTTTATTGCTGATCAGGGCGTTAACTTCTTCACGCCCTATCAAGAAGGTGTACCAAATGGTACGCCCTACCACGCTCGATAATTCTTACCTCCAGCCTCAAATTGAGGATGGGATAATTATTAGCGATCGCAGTTTAATACTTGCCATTGAGTGTCCTCAATTTTGGGGAGACCCTGGTACTAAGTATTTATTGGCCATAATTAGATATTGGCCATAATTAGATATTGGCCATAATTAGAAAAATTAGAATAGTTCAGTCATCCGGAATTGCCGGATAACTCAGTTGCCGAGGAATGCTCGTGAAGTGAGTTGTTTCCAAGATAGAAATAGATAACCCCAAAACTGGGGGCATCTTGGTTAGATTTGAGATCCAAGCAAGATTGACTGCCCAAAGTTGGACGGTGACAAGTACCAGGACTAAGTTAACGACCGCTAATATTGGCCATAATTCATTGTGGTATTTATTTAATACGGCTATTACGACACATATCAGCTATAAGCCTTGCATGGCACGGCATTAGGTCGATTATCTAGTGTTTTAAAGTGGTCATCTTGTATCATGTGGTATAACAAAATCGCATTTAATACGCTCAGATTTGAGCGCATCAATTTAGGTTTACAGCCCTATGCTGATTTAACCCTAAAATCACCTTATAGCCTATGACTAGCAAGTGTTTGCGCTCCATTCGTGTTTTGGCAATCGGTATCCCTAGGTAAACCTAAATCATGCTTAATAAGCATTTCTATCAGTATCTTTAAGGTTTTATGCGAACGCATCAGGAACGCATCCGAAACGCATGACGGTCGCAATGCGCGGTATTAATATGAGGTTTTATGAGGTAGTAGAGAGCTGTTGTTTTTGTTTGACAGCTCTATCCTGTTTTGGTGGCATCTCTAAGCTGTAGGCTAATGATGGTCATGCTTTGGGCTAACGCTTACCCCATTGGGGGTTATGTAATCCGTATCGCTAAGTAAAGGTAATTATGCTTTTAAACCATAACATTTAATAACATGCTGCCATGCGTAAAAACCATTTCTCGATAAACATTTATAAACATCAATATACTTTTTTATACTTTGTTGGCTTACTACATTAATTATTATTGACGACATCGAGTAGCTGCAACTGGTTGCAATGGGCTGCAATCATTAATCATAAGGGCTTGCACCTGCCTGCACGTTATTGCGCCTTACTGAACGGTCTATACCCTGTCTATAATTCATAAGCCTACCTTGGGGTTTGTTTTAAATTAAACCGATACCCTGAAATCTCAGCATCTACCAATGCGGTTAAGTCCTGCAAGTCATCAAGCATCTTGTTTTTATAACCGCTCCACGATTGGCTGAACGTCCTTGCCAGCATATCGATACCACTAAAGAACAATTGACCTTCAACCGTGTAAACCGTCCATAGTTGGTACAGCTCAAAATGCAGCGTCATGCGTGCCATTAGACGCGCCATTTCCTCAAGAGAATGATTGCTTGGCGCTTTTCTTCCGTCACGCTTGCACCGCTCAAGCATCAATTTAGATAAGTGATTGACGACCTCATTAAAGCACTCTGTTCGGTCCCACGCGGCATCGTCACCCCAAACCAATAAGCATGCCAGCGCCTTAACCTGCTGATTCTCAATAAGGGCCACTGCTGCCGATCTATCTTCCCAATTGACCGTTGGTGCTCGCCCGCCATAACCGACGTTAAAATTAACCGTCTTGGCGCCCATGCCATTTCTTATCCAATCGCCATTGGCAAGCTGTAAGCGCTGGCTTGTGCCAAACCTTCTATTTATTGCGCTAATCATTACTCAGCCTCGCTACGCTTACCCGCCTCAAGTATCGGGATATTAGCCTCGGTCGGAACGTAGATAATTTGCTCAATCTGACCTTCACGTAACGCCTCACCAAAAGCACCGATAAACTCTTGATTACGATACTCGGGATATTCCTGCGCTGCCTTACCAATAACCTTGATGGCTTCAGCGCGTAATTTTGAGCTTTCAAGCTCGCCTCTTGCTTGCTCGACTTGGACTTGCTTGGACGACTTGGCTTCTGCTAGTGCCGCTTGACCGCGCAACTCTTGAGAGTAAACACGGTATTTGGGCCATAAAAACAACATAGCACCGAACAACACAATACCTGCGAGTGATAAAAAACCCAGCTCGCCATAACCTTTTTGATTTTTCATATCATTTGCCTTTATAAGAATTTTGCATGTTGGAATGGGAGTCTATTATTACCATAATCTATTAAACCCTATAACGCTCTCTGTGACGTTCTAAGGTGTGCGTTTTTTAATCCTGCTATGTCTGCCACACTAACCCTATTCGGGCTTAAATTGACGATATGACATAGCGTAGCGCGTCTTAATTTATAAGTCCTGAAACTCCTTAAACTTATCCTTAATCAATTGATAACCGTGTGGATTGCAGTTGTCACAATCTAGATAACCAAGTTCCACCAGTTCCATTAATATTCTTTGATGCGTCCTAGCGGAGCCATTTATAAATCTTGATAGCTCAATCCGCCCTACTCGAGCTGGATATCTAGCAGCAATGTGCCGTAATATATTTATACGCGACTCAAACACGGTTGAATGACTAACAGTGCCACTCATGCCTATCAACTCCCGTAATCCGGTATCTCGTCAAATTCGCCCATCATCGGTATGTAATTGGTGAAGCGTGCGTATTGCCCTTCAAAACCTAACCTGACGGTGCCAGTTGGTCCGTTTCTGCTTTTGGCCAATATAATTTCTGCTGAACCATCAAGCTTGGCGCTGCCACCTTTCTCTTTTTGTTCGTAGTAATCATTGCGATAAACAAAGGCGATAAGGTCAGCGTCTTGCTCAATCGTGCCTGAATCACGCAAGTCGGACATGATCGGGCGCTTATTGGGGCGCTTCTCAACGTCACGGCTTAGCTGAGAAAGCAAAAACACGGGGCATTCAAATTCATGACCCAGGGTTTTTAACGTGCGAGTGACTTTACCGATGTTGTCAATCTTGTACTGCCCATCAAGCCCGCTCATTATTTGCAGATAATCGACGCCAATAGCCGATAGCTTCCCGCCAGCTTCACGCTTGATACGGTTCAAGTGGGTGCGTATCTTTGCAATGCTGATATCCTTTTCATCTACGATGGTCAGCGGCATGCTCTCTTGGTCTGAGATAAAGCGCTGCATTCGGGCCCATTCATCGGTGCTCAACTGCCCCTTTCTGATAGACGTAAGCTCAACCTGAGCCTCAGCGCTTGCCAGCCTGTCCATGACCTGCTCTTGTGGCATTTCTACGCTAAAGAATACGGCTTCGCCTTCTCGGTGCTTGGCGATATGAGCAAGCCAATTCATGACCAAGGCGGTCTTACCCATTGAAGGGCGAGCGGCGACCACAACCAAGTTGCCCGCATCAATCATCATCAAGTTATCAAGTTCAGGGAATCCAGTAGCGATAAAGCTGCTGACACCATCCCTAGCGGCCGCAATACGTTCAATCATTCCGCCCATCAAGTCGCCTACTCGAGCACAGCTGTTATCGGTATCGCCCACTTCAAGATTGGCAATGGCGCTCATAACCTCGTTATTAACCTCAATCGTCTGATTGTCGCCATCCTCAAGCTTCTGTATGCCATACATCATCTGAGCAATAGACTGCCGACGAATTGAACGGCTTTTGACCAGCTCAGCATGATAGCGCAGACTACTGAACGTGATACTTGGTATCAAACTCATTTGGGCGAAGTAATCCGGTGGACAGCAATCCTCATTGAGCTGCTTGCGCTCTTCAAGCAGGTCCATCACCATGACCTGATCGTAAGGCTTGCCGTTCATCGCTAAATCACTGACTGCTTGATAGATAACGCGATGCCTTTCAGCCTCAAAGTCCTCAGCGACAATAACGTCGCTGACCATATCAAAGGCGCCATCTCTGCCAAGCAACTGATTGAGCACACATTGCTCAACCTGAATAAATCTCTTTTGGTCATCAATCATTGGGCAGCTCCTGCAATCTGAATGTCTGAGGTTTTAGCTCTGTAGCTACCCCAATCACAATGCGTCACCAATAGGTTTTGCTGTAAGCGGTCCCATGCTCTATCGCCTAGGTATTCACGCAAACTCTTAATGTCCATATTGGTCGTTATGATGGTCGGCGCTCGGTTGTAACGTAAGGCGATTATCTGAGCAATGCGAGCACGGTCTTTGTCGTGACCGTCACCGGCGCCCAAGTCGTCAATAATCAAAAGCTCGTTCGATACAAGCTCCTGAAGGTAATCATATTCACTAACCTGATAATTACCCCAATGCCCCCTTGCCTGC